CAGAAAGGTAAGTCTTCTTCCTCTGTGGGCGTACTCTCGAAGACCTTGTCGGGTTCATAGGTCTTCTTAAATTCTGCCAACGCTTCTTTAACATCATCGGTCAAAGGTGACTTCGGACACGGTGTGGTAGTATAAGTAGTATCCATTCCATCACCACTACGCGTCACAATGACATCATATTCTGATAGGTTTCCCCATTCAGAATTGCGATCCAGCTCAGTCAATTGCTTCTGCACCGTAGATTGTGTCACATCCAGTATCTTGACACCGTGGCCATCCCATACTGGTACTTGCCAAAAATGCTTTGGCTTTTCACCAGATGGTGCTTCTGCTGCGGTTTTGATACGCACTGGCACTTTATCATCCTGCCAATATTGATAACCCATTACTGGTGTATCTAATATTCGGAATCTGTTCTCGCCTTTGACAAATTTCATAAACCCACTCTCACCAGTACTAGGTACATCATAGGTAGGCTCTAATAGTCCACTCATCGTTACTCCTTTATTATGTTATATGTATATCCACGGCGATCGATCAAGGCAATTATCTTTTTATAGGTAGCATCATCTGTATTAGCCTTTACACCAATGTCTGCTCTATAGACTTTTCGCGCCCTTGGAATGTATGTTTGGGATTCACCCAAAAGTTTGCGCACATCTTGCGCAAATTTGAATCTTTCTTGTTTCTCTGGTATGTGGATCGTGAGAAGCATGGGCAGTGCCTAGTGACGCAAAAGAGAGAGAGAGTGTAGTTGTGGAAACGTCATTTCAAGCAGCACTACCCACGTATGGTAAAAAATTAAAAAGGCCATTCAATAAACTCCATCTTGATTCCCAAGACTCGTGCAATATTGACCTTATGTTCGTAACGAAACTTACGTTTGCCACGCATCATTAAAGAGAGCATACTCTTATCTAAAGCGATCTGCCTAGCTAATTGGTTTTGTGAAAAACCACACTCTCTCATATGTTGTTTTAAAGGCTTCATAAGCGTTGACAAAGTTTAATAAACCTTGTCAACACTAAGCAAGTATTATTTTATATTAGAACTCTTCTTCTATGCGCATTGCAACATTATATACGTCAGGAGCAACCTGCTGCATAGAAAGTTGATCCTGCGCAAATCTCGCAAATATATGTTCACTCTGTGCATTAGCACCTTCACTATCTTTATCGCAAGAAAATATAAAAGGCAATAGTGGACCATTGGTTAAATTCCATATATCTTCAACAACTGCATCATCATCAAAATCTTTTATGTGATATTCGTCTGGCATGACATCAGTAGATGCTAAATAACTAAAATTCATATCATATACTAAACGACCACCATATAAATGTCTATCAGATGATGAGGTAGTAAATGGTGATTTGGATGTAGAAGATCCTGTTCGTCCATGATTGGTCATAGTGCCATATCTTTGTCCACCTAACGATTCTTGCATGGTGATCTTATCAAAAATAATAGACCTGGTCAAATTTAACTCTGGTGCGTGTGGCATCTCATATATCTCACCGATCATGATACCACCTACAGTAAAATCTGTACTTGCATCCCATAGCCCATCTACATCACCAACATCTGTTTCGTTAGTTGTTCCTTCAAATTGTATACCCCAATATCGAAGATCCATTTCGTTTATTTTTATAATTGATGTTCCATCAGCATCAGGTTTAACAGCATAACTTTTATTATCTCCTGCAACATCACCATTTTCTGCATTAATCACATTGGTGACTGTCGCACCAGTATTCCAATTAATATCTGAAGTATCAGCAGCACCGCCATTGACCGTTGCAACATCACTAGATTCATCTCCAGCAAATAACCTTATTTTGCCATCTGCACTTTTTAAATTATGATTTAAAACAGCAATGAATGATTGTTTAGGACTCGCACTTTGCATATTTGCAGTTATTAAGACTCGACTGTCTTGCGCACCAGACGTATCAAATGAACATAAGTTCAGTGGCTTACCATCAAATAATTCTGCTTCGGTTCCGCTTTGCAGACCGCGAGTCGCTGTTGCACCTGATCCGCCAGTTGCTACTACATCAAAATTTCCATTCTGTGCCACACCTCTACTCAATAGATATTGTATATAATCTATATAAAATCTCGGTGTCCTAATGTTCATATTGGCCATTATCCTACCTCTCTTGCCGTTATTTTCACCTTACCTGGTGAGCGTTGTAATTTTGTTATCATATAATAATCTGCCCAATTATCTCCAAAAGGTTCAATGGGCATATCACCTGCTGTATTAGAGAATTGAATAATATCACCAGTTTCTAATGCATAACCTTTTGCTGGGTTTACTATATCGCATGAAATTATCTTTTTAATATCACCGTATATATTCATGTAATAATCTGCAAAACCATCATTGGGATCGCCACCACCTGGATCTGCATTCCCTGGCTTATTCACATTATAATCCAAATTAACCTGTTTAATATTTTCTTTTGCTCCAATATTTAAATTAGAACGAGTTGAGTTCGTTGAATCCTCTGCCGTGACACTGCTCATATAACTACTTTGTGCAGGATGTTTTTCGTAACCAATTTCCATTTTTGTTATTAACTCAGAAAATGGTGTAGTAGATATTTGTAGTTTATCTATATCATGCGCATTTAAGGTTGTTGCAACATCACCAGAGCTATATGAATTCTTTATATACCAATAAGACCCAACGCCATCTGCTCTAAACTTGAATATAAAACCAAACTCATACTGTATCTTATCGAGTATAGACTTTAAAGAAGTAGGCTCTAATACCCAAGCTCGTATATTCCAAGCAGCACTATCTATCCTTACATCTTCAATATCCAAATTACTAGACCAATTATATATATTACCATCTGTATCATCATAACCAGTAAATCTTACCAAAAGATCGCGATGTGCTTCTAATCCACAAGTTGCAGTACCGCTGCCACCATTATAACTCTTTGTCAAACCATCACCGCCACAATAAAGATACTCAATGCTTTTTAAAGTTTGATAACCTTGGTCTTTGTCTGTGAAATCTATTTCTGTCGATATATCTGCTCTAACATCGTAAAGCCTTGGCGTGAATGTACAAGTACCAGGATTAAGACCAGATACTGCTGCCCTAACTTCAATTTGTGTCGTATCTGTCCATCCATTCGCACTATTGAATGATGAAACCATTTCTGCACTAGTGTCGGTCTGTGTACTGACTGAGGTTGTACCGTTGGTTGTTTCTTTGGATGAGTTATCGGTGTTATCAAAATCATCATTGAATGACCATGTTTCATTCCTAAAAAAACATCTTTGAGTACCATCAACAATATTTGCACGAGTAATGGTCCACGCATATAAAATGGTCATAGTTGCAGAATCAACCTTGTGGTCTGGCCTTAACCATTTGGCTTTAAAATGTTTTGTTGCAGTACCAGCATTCGTTTGCGATAAAATGATCTGAGCAAAACTACTTGTATCGTCTGCGAGTGGAGTATCAAATACATTATCTCCATTGGTCCAAGTATCTGTAGATGCATTCTCTACTGGCTTCATTGTAAATTTCTTCGGTATTTTGTGATATGCACGAATTGCATAGCCATTTTTATAGCTTTCATTTGCAGTGTCGAAGCTGGAAAAATCATCCATATATACTGGTAAAAACCTATCTAGATTGCGATCATAATAATGTGGATATGCAGTGCTTGTAATACTGTGTATGCCTGTCAGTGCAAATACCTCATCACCACGAATTTCGTTTATTGGTATTGGAAACATAGTTTTATTTACTCGATAATCACGAGTCGTACTATTTGCAGTATAATTACCATAAGACACTGGAAAGTATTTATTCGTGTCGCTTGCTTTGGTCTGTGGTATCTCAATATAATCCCAAGGCGATCGCTCATTGATCATCAAACTGATCGTGTCGTTATTATGAGTTAGGTCTACTAAACGACCATTATATATTTGTAAACAATTAGACAGTGTGCCATTGTTATTTAACTGACTATATATCTTAACCGTTCGATTTAAATAGCGATTAGAACCACCAAATAATTCTGCGGAAAAGTCATCACCTTTATAGGTAAAATTTACAAGTTCTAATCTTATATTACCTGTTTTAGCCTGAGAACGAGCAAGGTCAATGGAACTACGTATGGTAAGATTAGTATTGGTAATTATACCATGATAAAATACATTTCCAACTGTTGTATCACTTAACGCGATCGGTGTAAAACTACTTTCATCTCCATAGTATAATTGTACGATCCAATTTTCTACAATATTTGTTGATTTCGCTGCTGCGCTATATACTGCTGGTAAGGTAAGACTCACGCAAGATTCCGATTTGTAGCCTTATTAATAGCAGGAATGATATGGTCTATCACTGTTTCATCTACTAGTGGTGCTGATATATTGACCGTTACGCCACCTGCATCGCCAGTACGATTCATCTGCGCAAGATTCTGTACGCCAATATTTTGTACCGCTTCCCTGCGCATTACAAATTCTCCCGCTTGCGCCATGATAGGTACATTGTCTTGGCCTTGCACCACACCACCTTGAGCAAATCTTTGGATACCATTATTGCGTACTAAACCACCTGTGTGAGCAAAGAAACCAGCACCTACTGATAATAATGCACCACCCGTAGGATCGCTGATCGCCATTAGTTGCGCTGCAATACGTAAAAATGCTCCTAGTGCCTGCTTTGTGTTCATTGTTCCTTCACTCATTCTTCTCATTGCATTGGTCATTTGCTGTAAAGAACCTGTTATTTTACTATTGACACTGATAACCTCATTTCCTTTATTGATCGCATCTACTTGCGCTTGTGTTTTACGCATAATTGCTTCTGCTTCTTTTATTTCAGCTTCGGTTTTTAATCCGCTCGCATTAATAACTAATTCTCCCATTACCGCTGCTTCACGATCAAACACCAACTTACCTTTCATTGCATCACTTAGATTCTGCTCTGCTCTAAAGATAGCCTGCGCTATCTTAATACGCTTTGTATCTACATCGTTATTTTGCATGGTTAAAAGCACTGTGTCTGCCATAAGTGTATCAATGCGCTCTTGCGCTTCTGCATTGATCATTAAAGCGGATGTCGAATTATTCAGCGTATTAATATAATTTTGAGTCGCATTAGTTAGTTTATTTGTATTTCCTGTTAATGATTTGGTTGTATTGTTAAGACCTTTAAATGCATTTTGCATTTGCAAGAATTTATCTAAAGAGAATGCCGCAACCAATGCGCCAAATGCAATAACTATTGTTTTTAGTTTTAATGCAAATAATGCAGTTACTGCATTTACAGCGATCATTCGATTTCTATATGCCACCAATGCACCTGTGACTAATGTCATTGCAGTACCCATTTGGAATAATCTTTGTACATCTATGGTTCTAAAAAATGTTTCTGTGGCCTGTGCTGCGCTAGTAAGTGATGGGATCATCATATCGCCTATCTTTGCCGCAAATCTTGTAACAGCATCATTCATATTAGAGACTGCGCCAGTAAAGGTTTTAGATAATCTATCCGCACTACCTTCAATACCTGCTACAGGATCGATCATCGCACTAAGCAATGCCTTTCTGAACTGAGGTAGAGTAAGGTCTGTTAGGTCTTGAATACCTTGCGAATCTTTAATTAATTGTAATATACCTCTCTCACGCAAAATGTCAGCCGCACCTGCACCCCCCGCAAATGCACGACCTAATGCACTAGCTGCTTCTGTAGCACTTGTACCCATAAATGCCGCAAGGTCTGTTACCGCAGATAATGTGGCTTTTGAATCCACGCCAAACGCTTCTAACTGCGCACCTGCGTTTACAACATCTTGTAACTGAAATGGTGTAGTCGCAGCGACTTGGTTAAATACCTCAAATGCTTTACTTGCTTCATCTACACTGCCAGTCAATCCAACAAGCCTAGTTTTTACATCTTGAAATCCTGATGCAGCACTCACAAATTTATTCATTGCGGTAACCGCGCCACCTATAGCGAAAGTATATACTAGAATACGATTCCTTAACGAACCTATCGCACCTTGCAGACCATTGGTAGAGCCACGCATTCTATCTGTTGCTTTTTCATATGATTTCGTATTTTTCTCTAAGGTCTTAAAATCACGAGTAGCGCGGGAAAAACCTTTACTGCGTACTTCAATTATAAATCTTTTTTCAGCCATTTTGTTTCTTTATATCTTCTTGTTGGAGTGCATTAAATTCTTCATCTATAGCCGAAAAGATGACTAAACGATGATAGTCTGCATCGTCAATAGTATTTGCGAATGAAAGATTGAATCGCTTCATTACCATATACTCCTCAAGCGCAAATATGGTCTCAGGCGTTAAAAAGTACGTTGAGTCGGCACAGAATACTAATGAATGATATAACGCAGCACCAAGCGTAAATTTTCCATCCATATCATTATTTATGATGCGCTCTATCTCTGCCCATAACTCATTTTCATCATAAGTAATGGTCTTCTTTAACGTGGGAGACTGCGCCTGGTATGGAAAATGCAGGTTGCGACTAGGCTGGCTTTTATAGCTCATCCACATCGCAACGCGGTGCATTATGACTTTTTTTGATCTACATCCTTATAAGTATTATAAACGGTCATTAGAATCTCATCAATGATATTATCATCAAACTTACCTAACGACCTTTCTGGATCGGTAAATGCGTAGTTCGTTATCCAATCAAGTACATCAAAGAATTTAGCGGTATCTATGTCACCTTCTTTTGTGATCGCTTTTACCTCTAACTTATGTAACTCTCTACGCGCTTTAAAGGTTATATTGGGAACATCAAATGTTCCATGCTCGGTTTTTACTTTCATGTTTCATCCTAAGATGAAAATGGCGTGTATTAGGAGATCGTGATTCCTATGATCTGTGCGGTTTCGCTTGCCGCAAATGCTCTAAATGGAATACTTTGCAACATATAGTCACCATTCTCTGGTTGTGAATTATCTATCATTGCGTCAGGTATTGCAATTGTAAAACCGCCTGATTCCGCAATAGATATCGCTATACCAGCACTATCGCCTTTTAATTTGTCTGCAATATCCTCTATCGTATCATCTCGCTTGGTCAGCAGGTTACCAGTGACTTCATATGGACCAGTTTGAACATAGCCATATGGATTATAATCGGTTGTATCAATATAACCAACTCTTGCCAGTGGTCTTGCAATAGTGATCTCCCAAGAGTTCAATACTAATGGTTGACTGTCTATTGTTTGAGTTGCAAGTGAAAAAATATTCTTTGGTGCGCCAGTGTCAGGCGTTTCGGTATTGGCTGCTAATGTATTCTCTATTGGTCTATATCCAGTTACAAATGTTGTTTCTACTACCATTTCACCACCATTTGTACCGACATCCTCACGCATGGTCATTGATGTACAATAACATCCTACCATTACTGAAGAAATATTAGTTGCATCAGAACCACCATTCTTAAATAATAAAGTGGCTGCGGTCTGTGTTCCAGTGTTATGTTTCATTGTACCAGTACTTGATGCTGGTGTTAACGATGCTTCGCTTGAGTTATCACCAAATAAACTATTACATGATAATAACACTGCTCTAGGAGTACCGCGCATGGTCAATGTTACTTCATACATCATAGTATCAGGTCGATGTTGACCTTGACTTTCTAATTGTCCATATATTCCACTTTTATGTGGAGCAACATCCAATGTAGCACCTGCGTGCTGAATTGTAAAATCTGTTACTTGTAGAAAATCCCAAGTATCGCTATTTGCGTGTGCTGTACCTAAATTAACATTACTGCCTTTACTGCCAATGCCAACAGATATGTCTGATCGTGATTGAAAATTAGTTTCAGCCATTACTTATCTTCCTTTGATTTCTTTTTTGGTTCTGCGATTTCCAAATGTTTTTCCAGTGCTTTAGGTAAAGATGTTATCTCTACAGATAGTCCTAGCATTAAATGTTTATGTTTATTAATGCACAAATTCTCATCATCTTTTAATTTAAAATATGATTCTTTTGCTTTGTACCTCATGCTATTATCTCCATTGCTGATACGACAGCGGTCATGTTTGCGCGTAATAGGTCTGTATTATCCTCATCACGCTCATATACAGTGGAGTCGATGACAGCATTGTAAAATTGCCTAGTTCCCGATACACTGTAGTTTCGATTATTATATATTAGTCTCTTCATGCGCTCTGCTACTAATGAGACCTGCTTAAAACTTTCCTTGGTATAATTACCTGCGAGATCAACTTGGTAGCTGATCGAAATGGTGTAATCACGCACACTGCCAGTTGTGAGCTGTTCATTAAGCTCATCTGAAATTGGTTGAAGTAAAAAACTCTGATTACCTTGATGCTCATCATAAAATATCTGAATCCCAAATTCATTTGCAATGATGCTATGAAGATTGTCAATGACTCTATCATAAATGACGTTGGTAAATGTAATTGCCATTATCTATAAATCTGCCCACTGCGCACAGTTCCCATTTGTACTTCATCTGATTGAAAAGTAACAGACCACTCATCATTGACTGTATAAACACCAGCTTGGAATCTTATTAGTGCGCCATATGCAAGTGATTGATAATCTCCATTCATTACTTCCGCATCTACTGATTTATGTCTACGTAAACCAGTATCGTCTTTCGTAAAGACATCATACTTAACAGTGCTTGCAGTTCCAGGAGAAAATGTTCCTGCGGTACTAATTACTATACGCACCTCATCATAATCTGTGCTAGGTGGACCAATCAATTTTACATCCTCAATATAGCCAGTAGTGGAACCATTGACGCTAATTTCTCTTATGACACCAGATTCACTGCGAAATGATGTCTCATTCCACATCACATAATCACGTTTTTTTAATTTTGTGAGTAATCCTTCCTCACCTAGAACACGTTCTTCAAGCTCATCTGCTTTCTCTGGGTCTTGGCTGCGCACTAGGTCAGCGCAGGCCAATAATGCGTTACAACGGATCACAATAAAATCATATGGTCTGTCTGCTGCGCCTTGATAATTAGAGTTACCTCTTTTATAAATAGGACGATTTAAAAAGCTTCTGATATGATCTGCTTGTTCTTTGGTCACCCTGGTCTTTAATGTATTCCAATCTTCACCTGCTTCAAATACACTGCTATTCAATGCATTGACCGATGACGAGGATAAAAAGAACTGAAAACTATCAGTAGTAGTAGAGTAATTATATTCATTATCCGCGTTAGGTGTATCCGTAACAGCGGTCATTTCAATACCATCGCGATATAGCTGTTCTACGTGACCTGTATTTAACAATTGATAGAGGTTGCTTGTGTCGGTAGTAATGAAATTACTCATCAATACTCTTTTGCGATCATAGCGATCAATATCACTGACACATGCTTGTAGATCTGTGGTTGTATTGCAGAATGCTTCTTGGTAACTCATGCTTGTGCTATCTCATTTATATTACTACTAGTAGGTAAAATGGTTACATCAGGTATATCAGCGCATATGATCAATGCTATCATTGTACCGATCGCAATATCAATATCAGTACGCGGGTCATCTAATGTATGTGCTAATGCTTTTAATTCGCTCATTAACGTGATCAAATTATCTATTCTTTCTGCTTCATCCATATTTTTGCACTATTTCACAATATTTCTCTGGAGTACCTTTGCCCTTTGCAGTATTGTAATATTGTTTCCATTGTTTGGCCTGGTCTTCTAGTGTTCTAGGTAGTCTCTTTGGTATCCTGCGCAAATGCAACCTGCAAAATACGATCTGCGCTGCTATGTTGGTGGTCAGAATATACTCCCAGTCCTTTTCTTTTGGCGCAGTAAAATATGACCAATCTAAATAACATGCACTGGCAACAGACTTCATTAGGTCTTGTCGATACTGCAAGTAGTTTTCAATAATATCTACCGCAACCCAAGGTTCACACTGATAAACACCTCGCGCTGGTCCTTTGATCTGCTCCAAATAAATATATTTAGACTCTACCAAACCTATATTATAAATGAACTCTGCTGCTTCAGAAGAATATAGGTCTATCTTCTGCAAGACACGCTTGATGAGTCCTTTCATTTGATCTGGGTTTATCATTTGCGTTTACGAGTCATCTTGCTTTTTTTCTTCTTTTTTGGTCTACCAACTTTTGATCCGTATGTTCCTTTTCCTTTAGGCATGATTACTCCTTTACCATTTAGTTTTATTTGCCCAATATCGAGCAGATAATTTGTTCTTTGTTCTTCCATGGCGCGCATAATATGCACGTCTTCTTGCTTTTTGCGCTTTACTCTTAGGATTCTTACCTGCACCACGCACGCCTTGCTGACCAAAGCGTATCAGTTTATATGTACCACCAGAACTAGCCATGACCACATGTGATTTTGTCTTATGACCTGGAGTTCTCTTTGGCTTATTCACTCCGCGCAGGCCAAGCCTACGCATTGTTGATCTTACTCGCGCAGGTACTGCCATTATTTTCCTTTGAATACGCCTTCTAAAATATCTGTTACTACATCAACAACCTTTTCAAAAAAGATCTGTTCTTTATCTTCAGATACGAATGGTATGTCAATTCGTTTATTAATAGCACTTGCTATCTTTTCTGTCATTTCCTCAGAGCCAAGATGCTTTACAGCTTCCTCTTGCATTTTTTCTGCTTGCTGCTCTGCAAGCTTCACTAGCATTGATTTAATGTCCATTCTTTTTTCCTTTTTTTATATTCATAAGTAATAAAATAATTGACAACAATGCCACAATAACCTGTAATAATTCATGTATTTGCGTCAATCCTATTGCGTAATTACTAAAACTAATTGCCGCTATCTTTAAACTGTCCATTTGCCTTTAATCCTTGTATCTCATCTCTAAGTAGTGCCATTTTTTCATTGTGTTCAATTTTCATTTCTAATGCAGTAACGCGCAGTTCCATCTGATACCATCCCCAACCAACTGCTCCTAATAGGCTGATGACATTAAATACAAATTTCATATCAACCTTAATGCCGCCCATTAATTCTACTTAAACTACCTTTGACCTCTGATATCTGATTATCTAGGTCATTGATCTCTTTTGTGATCGCATCAAACTTGCGATCCAACTTATCATCAGATTGATTCCATCTATTGATCAGCTTTATTACCATGCCTTCCATGTTTTCCAAGGTTTCACTTTGACCTTTGTTCTCAATTTTCAAATTCTCTAAGGTCTCTTGTTGTGTTTCATTCTTTTTACTCATTGACACCACTAAGTACACAAACATCATACCCACCACAAGTACCATTCCACCTTCTTGATACGCAGCCATCCAGTCCATCAGTCATTCTTTCCTAATACTTTATCTAGTAAACTTTTATTCATTTCTGTTAATCTTTGTTCGCGTTCGTTTTCAAGCGGTTCCATTCGTTCATCCAAAGCTTGTTCAAACTCTATCAACGCTTCTTTAATATGTTCTATTTCTTTAGTATTATCATTGATATTCGCATTTAATGTGTACCATGCGCCAGTTAAGGTAAAGACCAGGAAAAGTATCTGCACTGCCCACTTAACTGATATATGTATCTGTAATTCATCATTCAATGGTTTGCTCATTTAACTTCCCAACCACAGACTGACCATCCAGAATCACAACCTGTCAATATAAATATAACTAAAAGAAATATTATAAGATGTCGATATTTCATAATTGATCTCATATTCTATATTCATAATACCATCCACCAAGCAATCGCTGTTTCAACAAATAGGTCTGATGCTGTATTATATGCCCATCTGCGCTTAGAACCGTATGGTCTCCAATCCTCAATGACCCATTCAAATATTTCCCATAGCACACCAATAATAAATACACCCATCACACACCAGAAATCACTCCAATTCAACCATTGAAAAATCTTGCATAAAAAAGCACCTGCTGCAATGTGATAACTGGTCCACCCATCTAATTGACCAGTACTTAATTGCCATGATACTAATCTTGATAAAGGACTATTCATCTAGAAACAACTTTGTTATTAATTATTTTATGTTTAAACATGTCGATGCGCCCATGGCCGTTATCATGCTTTTTTTTGCATTCAGATACAAAAGCATTTTCAATAGTAACAAATGAGTCGGATCGTTTGATTATCTCTCCATCCACCCAAAGAAAATAATCTTTTGCAGCACTAGGATAAACAATAGTACTCATTTCACCATTTGCCAGTTTTATTGCCTTGGTCATTCCTGGTTTATTATTCTTATGTATCACCACATCGTGATCATGAGCGCATCGCCTTACAATCATTCTACTACTTCGACCTCTTCTTCAGGTGCTTCCAATGATGCACGGAGCAAATTAATAAATGCTTCCTTACCAACAGCTAACTGGTCAGCCATAA